TTTTACAGCATTTTTAACGGCTTGTTTAACAACTCTATTAACAGATGGAGATAAATTAGATGCATTTGAAGAAACAGATGCTCTTGAAGAAACAGATGATACTGTAGTATTTAAAGGTGATGCACTTGAAGCGGTAAAATTTTCTACACTTTCAACTTCAAATTTTTCAGGTGAAACTTTGGTAATAGTTGCTTTTGCATTTCTATTAGACATACTATCAAGAATTATATAAACTCCGATGATAGGTAATCCTATAAGGATATATTCGCTTGTTGATAATTTGCTTTTAGTCATATAATTGATTATTGCGAATACTGTTATTGCGTATATAACATATTTAACTATAGTTTTATTTAAGTCGGAAAACATTAAGTTATTTTAATATATAATTATAAAATATTTAATTTTTGAATAAAAGGATAATTAAATTTAGAATACAAACAAACAATAATAAAAAGTATAGAGATATAATCGCATTAATATAAATGTATGATTTAGAATATAACATAGATATTAATGGTTTTAATATTTGATCTATCTTAGTTGTATCTTTAATTTCAGTTGAAAAATGTTCAACAAAACCAGTAATTAATTTATTAATCATAATATATTTCTTATATAATAATATAATTAAATGAATTTATATTATTATATTATCGCCGTAATAGTTCTTTTATTAATATTACCATCAATTGATATATCATTTTTAAATCCTTATATACCATCTTTTTTAAAAATAGAAAAATTTAAAAGCAATAACAGTTCATCAAATAAAAAAATTATTTTTACAGCATTTACAGCAGATTGGTGTCCTCATTGTGTAGATTTTAAAGAAAAAGCATATGGTAAAATAGTTGATTATTTTAAAAATTCATCAAATATACAAATTACAAATGTAGATTGCACAAATGATAATTCAGGAAAAACAAAAACACCCGCAGGTAATCAAATTGAAGGTTTTCCAACTTTAGTAATAAATACACATGAAAATGGTAAAATGAGTGAAACAATTTATGATGGTTCTAGAGATGCTGAATCAATTATTCAATATTTAAAAGGTTTATAAAAACAAATATATAAATATATATAATTAGTATATATTTATAGATGAACGTATATTTTTCTGAAATTTTAATTAAAGATGTTAATCCAAATTGTAAGGCAATTTATAATAAAGTAGATAAAAATAGATATCAAATTAAATTATTAAGTGTAAGATGTCCATTTGGTATAGAGGATTTTAATTCAAAATTATACTTAAATGTTGAATTAAAGAATGATAATCATTATCATCAAACAATGGCAAAAGATATTCAATTAATAGAAAATTATTTATTAAAAGATTCTAATAAAGAAAAAAATTCAAATATTAAAAATAACAAAGTGAATGACACCCTTTTTAAAATGACAATTCCTCAAATAAACAAGAAAATTATAACTAAATGTTATAATAAGCAGAAAGAATGTAATATATATGATATTAAAGGAGCGACATGTGATATTATTGTAGAAATTAATACAATATGGGAATTTGGAAATAAAATAGGAGTTCAATTTACTGTTAAAACAATTAATATATTATAAATTTAATTCAAGTTTATTTCTTAGATTTTTTTACACTTGTTTTCTTGGCAGCTTTCTTTTTTGGTTTTTCTTCTGTTGTTTCTGTAGGTGTTTCAGTTTTGGCTTCAGTTGACATTTCACTCTTTGCCTTTTTATTTTCTTCATATATCTTTCTGCTTGTTACTAAGTCTAACTTTGAGACAATTTTTTTATCACCTGCATATTCTCTCATTTTCTTTGCTCTGTCTAAGTTATTAAGTTCAGGATTGTGTTCTTTAGTATATTTGTATAATGCCATTTTCATTATACGAGCTTCTTCTTCGCTTTTACCTTCATCTATAAACATCTTGACAACTTCATCGTGGAGATTTGATGATTCTTTCATTTGTTCTCTTGATAATTCAGCATCTCTTCCACCATACATTTCAACTTCATATTCACTTAATGATGGTAATTCGCGTCTTCCTGTTACAGTTTTTGATCCACCTTTCATAGAATTAAATTGTGTTAATAATGATTTTACAAAAGAACTTGTATCTGAAAGAACTTGATCACCACCACCTCTCATTCCAGAAGAATCTGAACTTGAACTTATGTATGATGATGAGTATGATGAAGAAGTAACTGATTCAGAAGAACTTGATCCAGAACCAGATTGAGAAGATTCTGAACTAGATGAAGATCCTCCTGATAATTCAGAAGCATTATCAATTGATACTTCTGTAGTTAATTCATTAATTTGATTTAATTGTTTAGTTGGGGGAGGAGTACGTCTCATTTCAACAGAAACTTCCGATGCATATTGATTTAATGAATTATTTAATTTAAGTGGTTTCTTCCAAGCATTTTCAACAGAAACTTCAGACGCAAAATTACTTAAATTATTTGTATTTCCACCTCTCATACTATTATCAATTGATATTTCTGTAGCAATACCATTTAAATTTCCACCTCTCATACTATTATCAATTGAAATTTCTGTTGTGATATTATTTAGTTTTTTTGGTTTTCCCCAAGAATTATCAACGGATATGTCAGTAGAAATTTCATTTAATTTTTTGTATCCACCACCTAATAAAGTAAAGAGATTCATTTGATATTCAGACATTACTGATTTGGGAGATGATGGTGAAGCAGCAGTATTTGGAACATCTGGCATTACACTTTCTCCAGCCTTATTTTGAATACTTTTATTAGTACCAGCATTATCTAATATTTTTGCCATCGCATCCCACATTGTTGATTCAGGATTATTTTTAATTTGGCATAATTGAACTGCAAGATGCAACGCGGTATTTCCATCTTTGTTTTGAGCATCTAATAATTTAGATTTAGTATCTTTATCCATTTTAGAAATTAAATCACAAATTAATTGTATAGTTATTAAATCTTTATTCTTAACTGACTCATGTAATATAGTATTGCCGTTAATATCTGCTGAATTTAAGAAAGATATTCCTACAACTTTAATGTCATTTGATACTTTATCTAATACTGTTAAAATATTCTTTACTTCTTCAATTGTATACATTATATATTATTTAAATATATATTTTTTTAGAAAAATATTTAATTCGAATAAATTTATCTATTCTAAATATATATATTATGTCAAACAATTTATTAATCGTTGCCGGAATAATCGTTTTAGTTGTTTTATATTACATGAGCACCGCTAAATCAAGCAAATCTGTAAGATCAGCTTCAGCATCTGCAAGTGCATCATCACCAAAGAAAGAAAAATTTAGTTATCCCGATATATCAGAAGGAATGGAAAACATGAGCTTAGATGTTGAAGGAATAGAAGGATTCGATGCAAAAGTCGCTTCTGAAGCAGTTACATCATCTCCTAAACCAGAATCAGTTATCAAATCAGCCAAATTAGGAAATAACTTTGGAGGTGGTAAATTCTCAACTGGATTAAAAGGAACATCTGGTGCAGTTGGACCTAACACAACAAACGTTAATGGATTAGGACTCGGAGAAGGTGTACCAGACTTTACACTCGGAGTAACACCAGTAATAAGCAAAGAAAAGAAAGCCAAGAAATTAACAGCCAAAGACTTATTACCTAAAGAATCCAAAGACGATTGGTTCGACATGCCTTATGATAAGAAACAAATGATGAGAATCGAAAATGAAAACTTATTAGCAGGAGCATCCACACAATCTAGAATTGGTATTGACACACAAGGACAAACACTCAAAAATGCATCATACGACTTACGTGCCTGCCCACCAAACCCCAAATTCAATGTTGGACCTTGGCTTGTATCAACAATCGAGCCCGATTACAACATCAAACCTATCATGTAAAGTATTTACATTTTTTACAAAAATTTTATATATATATACATTATATATATCAAATGGCTGAAGAAGATCCTGTAATTGATGATTTAAAAGAAATGATTGTAAATTGGTTATCATTAGATGATAAAATAAAAGAGATTAGTGTTGCTGTTAAAGATCTCAATAACGAAAAAAAACAATTTGAATCATATATTTTAGATTATATGACAAAATTAAATAGACCAGCAATTGATACAACAAGTGGAAAATTAGTTAAAAATGATACCAAAACAAAGAAAGCACTTAAAGAAGATATGGTTGTTACGGCATTAACAGAAATTATTGGAGATAAATTAAAAGCTGCTGAATTTACCAAAATTATTTTTGATAAAAGACCAGAAGTAGAAAATACACGTTTGAAGAGAATGAATTTACAAAAGAAGAAGAAAAATATTTAATTTAAAGAATACCATATAAATATCCTAAACTGTGCATATCCATAACAACACGGGGTTGAATTGGTAATACAAATGTAGGTACATAGAGTTTATTTGTATAAGGGTAGATGTAAGGATCATACCAATAATATGTTATTGGCTCATAAACTAAAGGGCCTTTTCTTGGTTTATCTGATTTATCAAAATAATCACTTAAATCTTCATCTTCATCATCACCAGGGACATACTTTTTTCTTCCCCCACTTAATTTAGAATCTTGATTTGCGACTTTATTTAAAGATTCTTGAAAGTGTTGGATTTTAACTTTAGGATTCATTTCAATTTCAGATATGGAATATGAGATATTTGATCCACCCTCTTTTTTTTCATGAACTTGAAAATGTCTAAAGCTATTTTCAGATCCTCCTCCAACTTTTCCATCTTTTGACATTTTTTTTAAAGTAAATTTAAATTCAGGCATACTATTACCCATATATTGAGATAGTTCTTTGTATGCTTGATTTGCGGCTTCTAAAGAATTTCCTCCTTTAAAATTTGTTTCCATTGATCCGATTATATAAGGATTAACTAATTTATAGGTAAATGTTTCTGGCATTTTATTGTTATATATATATAAAGTAAATATAATTTTTTATAGTAAGTTAAAAATTGATAAATTTAATATTTAAAGGATAATTATTAAATTTAATTATAAAATGAATAATACTTCGAATAGTAATCTAATTTTTAGAGTAAAAACTATACAATCACGGGTTATAAAGATTTTAATAGAATCATTAAAAGATTTACTTTACGAAGTAAATTTTATTTTTACAAAGGATGGAATTTCAATGAACGCTGCCAATACAAGCAATACTGCTACAATTTGTATGAAATTAATGGCTGAAAATTTTGAAGAATTTTATTGTAAGCAAAATAAGAAAATAGGAATTAGTATGAAATCCTTATATAATCATATCAAGAATATGGCAGATGATGAAACATTAACATTCTATTATGAAAATGATAACAAATTAGGTATTAGATTTGAAAATAGTAAAGATAATAGTGTAGCAGACTATAAATTAATCTTAATGGAAATTCCAGATGCAGATCAATTTGTGATACCAGATTTTGATTTTACAATGATTTCAACAATTCCATCAGTTAAGTTTCATAAAATCATTAAGGATTTAAATGTAGTTCATGATATGATTGAAATAAGATCAGTTAATGGTGTAATGAGTTTTTCAGGAAAAGGAGAACAATCACAAGGTCAAGTTACATTAACAGAAGGTGATAAAGATGAAAATCTTAAATTTAAAAAGAAGGATAATAGTATATATCAAGGACGTTTTAGTCTAAAGAATATGATGATTCTATACAAGTGTACTAGTTTATGCTTGAATGTAGAATTATATTTACAAAATGACACTCCTCTATTTATCAAATATAATATTGGACGTCTTGGATATACATATTTGATTCTTGCACCAGTTGTAGAAGATGTAACTAAATTACAAAATGACATTCCTGTTGATGATGAAGAAGATGAAGATTCATAATTCTACAAGTTTTAATCTTTCTTCTATTTCTTTATCGACTCTATATTTTCGTTGAATTAATTTCTCATATATTGGTTTCCATTCATAATAATATTTATAATTAAATTCAGGAATTTTATTTTCATCTATTAAATTTTTATAAAATGATATTCTTTTTTCATAACGTTCAGATGTTCTATATAATGAATTAATTCCTTGCATAATCCATGAATATTCCGGATCATTTATTGTATACTTTTTTTTAGATTCTTTCTTCCAAAACATACATTAATAAAATAAAATAAATTATTTTATTAATAAACGTAGTATTCAGTACTCAGTTGTGTTCTTCTTATAAATAATATTATATCCAAATTCTTTTATTATATCATCATGTAATAATTTGGTTAAATTTGAATTAGAATCTTTATTCCAAATCTTAATAATACAAACATTAGAATTACGTAAGTTAATTGATAATCCAACAACTAATTTATTTGCTCTACTCTTTTCATCTTTAATAATTGTTTCTCCAACCATCATTGATGATAATTTAATCCATACATTAAATACATTTGAAATATCATTTAATTTTATACTCCATGACCCACCATTTCTATTAAAGGTGTCTTCCCATATTGGTAAAATATTATCTCTCATCAAAAAGAAGTGTTGATTTGTTATTCCTCCCAAACAATCAATATTATTATGTAAATCCCAATAATCTTTTATATTTTTTACATGAAAAATTTTTCTATATCCATCTACTCTCCAGTTATTCAATTCATGATGATACCATAAGTTCCATTCAGACGCAAACTTTTTGAAATATCCTAATTTTTCTAATTCTGTTTTATTAAGAACATAACATTCAGGTTTTTCAATATCATCTACCTTTTTAGATGGTTTTGCTTTAATAACTGTATATTCTTCTTCGTCATCGTCATAATCTAATGCTTTAAATGTGTTACTACTCATAATATAAATATATAATAATTCTTTATATTATGTTCTTTAAAATCACTGAGTGTTTAATTTGGATATCTAGGTATTATTATCTTCTAAAAAATTTTATTGATAGTTATAGATTTATAGAATTAGAAATAAAACCTCTCAGAACACCACCAATTGGTTGGATGTATTATTATTATTTATCAAATTATTATTTAAATAGAATGATTGATTATGGAACGAAAGATTATTATCAAGTTTTATATAGAGATTCTAATACTAAGAGAAAATATGTATTGTATGGAACAATAAAAGATGTATTTGATTATACAAGATATCAAAAACAGCCAAATGAAGTAAAATTATTTATAAAATGTAATATAATAATAAATGAAGTTAAATCAAGTATAAGACCACTTATAATGGAATATGATACAAAAACAAAATTACGTGATATAATGTATTATAATTTTTATGAGGATGTTAATAATTTAATGAATGATGTAGATGTTGAAATTGGAAAAAAAATGTATAATGTGCGTGGAATGAGTATGGATTTAACTTTGGAGGATGCGTGATTTTT